CATGGCTGTATTTCTAAATAACAATGTAGGTGTGAAGATTAACTCAGTCGATCTTTCAGACCATGTCACAGCAGTAACAATCAACCGCGTATTTGATGAGCTAGAAGTAACCGCAATGGGTGACTCAGCACATAAGTTCGTTAAGGGTCTAGAGTCATCAACAGTGACAATCGACTTCCTCAATGACACAGCGTCAGCAAATGTTCTAGCAACACTTCAGGCAGCATGGGGAACAACTGTCACAGCAGTATTCCTACAGACAAAGGGAACAGCAGTCTCAGCGACTAACCCTCTTTACACTGTCTCATTGCTAGTAAATAACACAACTGACATTAACGGAGCAGTTGGAGACATTGGCACACAGTCAATTACTTTCACAGCTAACTCAACAGTTGCAGTAGCAACTACAGGTTCATTCTAAACTAAAATAAAGGGGCAAAACTCATGGCAAAACTAAAGATCGTTCGTACAGATGGAAGCGTGCTAGAAGGCGAAATCACTCCAGCAGTGGAGTATTCGTTTGAGCAGTACGCTAAAAAGGGCTTCCATAAGGCGTTCCGCGATGAAGAAAAGCAGAGCGATGTCTATTGGTTAGCATGGGAAGTAACACGCAGATCAGGTGAATCTGTTAAGCCTTTTGGGATTGACTTTATCGAGACACTTAAGAGTGTTGAGGTACTTGACTCAGACCCTTTAGCTTAAAGCGCGATCTTCCGTTCACCTACTTAATTGCTAGGCTAAGCATTAGGTTAGGGATCGCGCCACAGCAATTATTGGATTTAGATAAAACAATGCTCGATGCACTTGTGCAAGGGCTCAAGGATGAAGCGAAGGAGAGTCAAGATGCCAACAGAAGTAAAAGGCGGAATTGAACTTCGTAAAGCTCTTCGTCAATTTACTCCAGATCTTGCTAAGGAAACACAAAAAGAATTAGGTTCACTTCTAAAGCCAGTAACTCAAAAGGCTAGAGGCTTCATTCCTTCTAACTCACCCCTCAGTGGCTGGGCTAATCAAGGCAATGGAGCATGGTCTAGGGTTCAATGGTCATCAGCTGAAGCCAAGCGTGGCATTGGGTATAAGACCACACCATCTAAAGTAAATCGGAGCGGTTTTCGCTCGTTAGCCAGTATTGCCAATAAGTCAGCATCTGGAGCGATCTATGAGACTGCTGGACGCTTAAATCCGCAAGGCAGACCTCAAGCTCCATTGCGTGAGGTAGTTGCTCCACGACATGAAAACTTTGGCAAGATGATTCGTTCGGGAACTAAGAATCAGTCCATGAGCAATAACCCCTATGCAGGGCAACAGTTTATAGATGCATTGAATCAAACTGGTCAGATTGTAAATGCATTTCGCCGCACAGAGGGTCAAGCTGGTAGAGCATCACGCAAGATGAAAGGTCGCGCAATCTTTCGCGCTTGGGCAGAAGATGGTGGCAAAACTAACGCAGCTGTTATTCATGCCATCGAAAACTCCAGAGATAAGTTCTACGATGCGGTAAAGGTGAAATAATGGCAGCAGATGTAAGAATTGACATAGCCGCCCAATTCGTTGGAAAGCCAGCCTTTAGACAAGCAGAAAATGCAACTTTCAGCCTAACTAAGAGTGTTAAAAAACTAGCAGGTGCTTTGGGTATCGCTTACGGAACTCAAGCGGTCATTGCTTATGGCAAAGCCTCAGCTAAAGCCTTTGCAGCAGACGAAGCGGCAGCCAAGCGTTTAGCGGGTGCAGTTGAGAATCTTGGCATTGGTTTCGCTAACCCTCAAATTGCTTCCTTTATTGCTAATCTTGAAAAGACTGCTGGAGTTGCAGACGATGTATTGCGTCCAGCATTTCAAGGACTATTGACTACGACTGGCTCATTAACTCAATCTCAAAAACTTCTTAATGATGCCATCACAATTAGTCGCGCATCTGGAATTGACCTTGCTACTGTTACGGACGATCTTGGCAAGGGCTATATTGGCATCACTAAAGGCTTGACAAAATACAACACAGGATTAACACGAGCAGAACTTCAAAGTAAGTCATTCTCTGACATCCTTGGGGTTATCTTAAAGCGATCTGCTGGAGCAGCTGAAGATTACCTATCTACAACAGCTTATAAGTTTGATGTTCTTACTGTCGCTACATCTAATGCCTCTGAGATTATCGGTGGTGGTTTAGTAGATGCTTTCGGTTTGATTGCTGGCGGAACTGATGCACAGGACGCAGCCACAGCTATTGAAACAGTTGCTACAGCGATTGCTCATGTTGAGCGAGCTATTGGTCGCACTATTGGTGCAATTCCTAATCTTTTGACTAACCTAAAGAATCTTCCTAAGAACATCTTTGAAGGTTTCGCTGGCAAGGCTGCTGGAACTACTATCTCGACTAAGCCGCAAAAAGACACGATCAAATTAACTCTTACTCAACAGAGACAACAAGAACTTTTAGACAAACTAGAAAAAGAAGCATTGCGCCGCGAGAAGGAAAGACTAGCTCTTCTTAATAAACAGAACGCTGCTAAGCGACTTCAAGGGATCATCGACAAAGCTAATCTTGCTCTCAATAAAGGCGAAGATGTCTTCAACATGGATAAGATTCAGATTGCTGCGGCTCTGGCGAATCAAGCTGAGCAACTAGGCAAAGCAACCACTAGCGCACAGCAGTTGCAGATTGCCAACGACACTGCTCGCCTTCGCGTTAAGCAGGACATTCTTGCTCTCGAAGATGCCATTGCCTCTAAGGACGAAGCAGCCATCATTGCTGCCACTAATAAACTTAACGCAGACCTTAAGGTGTTATCTGCTCTTACTGGTCAAAAAGTTACTTTAACAAGTATTGAGTCAATTCTTGCTGGCTTACAACCTAAAGATTTAATCAACCAAAAGAACCTTGATGATGCTTTAGCCAAAATCAGAGAAATGCTGGATCTATTAGCCAAGGCCAATTTAGCGGCTACAACTAAGCCAGCGACAAGTGCTTCCCTAGGATCAGGCATTCCAGCAGGAGACTATGTTGCTCCAGTAGCAATGAAGGATGCTCTAGCAGCTTCTACAGATGCTTTGATCGAATACGCAGATGCAGCAGCAGCCCGCGCCAATGCCTTTGCTGATCTCTTAGATTTACAAAATGCAGCGGATCTCGCAGCACTTCAACAAAGTTCCCTTTTGAACAATTCAGGAGCTTTACAGTCATTTAGACAGAATGAATCATCTTCGGCTGGAACAACAATCGTTGTAAATACAGGAATCGGTGATCCAAACGCTATTGCAGAAGCAGTAAATCAAGTCATCCAAGATGCAGTAGATCGTGGCACTTTACGAGGTGGCTCTTACTAATGACATGGCTTCCATCGTGGCGTGTGACTGTAGGTGACAATGTTTACACATCTGTTACCTCTGTTTCCTATTCAACTGGTCGAACAGACATCGACCGCCAAGCCACTGCTGGTTATTGCCAAGTAGAGATTGTTAATACAACTGGCGCACCTTTTACGATCAACGTAACAGAAAACATCACTTTAGAGCTCAAAGATGCAACTGGCACTTACATAACTGTATTCGGTGGCGAGGTATCAGATTTCTCCATCGGAGTAAGAAGTCCTAACGAATCTGGCTTTGTTACTACTGGAACAGTTTTAGGCATTGGAAGCCTTGCAAAGCTCACGAAGGCTGTCTATAACACAGCCATCGCTGAAGGCTTAGATGGTGCTCAAATTGCAGCCATTCTCTCAGGTTCTCTTAACCTTAACTGGAATGAAGTAACCCCTACAACGACTTGGGACACTTATCCAGCCGCTACAACTTGGGAGAACGCTGAGTCTTATGTAGGCACAGTAGATTCTGGCTTCTACACAATGATTGCTCTTGCAGCTAGTGCAACGGCTAAATCTCAGACTCTTACAGATCAGATCGCTAACTCTGGTCTCGGTCAGGTGTACGAGAATCGCTATGGCAATGTCTGCTTCGATGATGCTGACCACAGATCCAACTACTTGGCTGCTAACGGCTACACCTTCTTGGATGCTGATTATGCAACGCCCACAAGCATCAAATCAACTCAAGCTGTATCTCGTATCCGTAACAGCCTTATTTATAAGTATTCAACAGGTTACGGATCAACCTACAGTACCTCTGATTCCGATTCTATTGCCCAATACGGCACTTATGAGCGATCAGTTGAGTCAAACATCAAGAACCTTGCTGACATCACTGACATCGCCACACGACAATTAAACCTGCGTAGGTCTCCTCGCAATCAGCTGGAAGCAATTACTTTCAGACTTGATAACCCAGCCATGCCAGATGCGATGCTTAACAGCCTTATCGGGGTGTTCTTCGGGCAACCTGTACTGATTAGCAA